CGAGCTTTCCTTCTTGGTCAGCCCTTCAAGGATCTCCCTTTGCTCTTTGTCCAGCAGCTTCTCTGCATCTGCTGGCGAAATGAAATCAGTTGTGTACAGCTTATCCACAGGCACCCCAGCCTCAGTGAGTGCTTGCTTTGCTGACTCCTCGCTGACCCACTTGCGCGTAGCGCGCTTGGGTGCGAGTTGCCATCCCGGCAGCACGCCGCCCTGCTCCATGCGCTCCTTAGCGTGCTTGCGCAGCGCATCCACGAATGCCTCGACGATGGGTGCGCGGTCAAGGAGATCGCTGACCTGCTGATCTGTAAGGCGCACCATGACCTGCTTGATCTCGTCCTTGCTCATCGTGGTGATGGCCGGCTCCTGCTGCGCCACAAGCTCAAAAGCAGCGGCCTGCGCTGGGCATGTCAGCTTTGCTGGACAGTACTGGCACGCCTTCTCGGATGGTGTTGGCTGCGTTGCTGGATCTGTTGCCGCGATGATGGCCGGGATGAGTGTGGACTGCTCCCACTGCCTGAGTTCGTGAATCGTCATCGAGTAGATCCGCAGACCTCCAGTGCGCGGTTGATTGATCTGAAGCTCGACCTCATTGACGTCGAGGTTGAATTTTTTGATTGCACCTAGCGCGTAGATCTTTAGCTGATCCGAGTCCTCATCGACGTACTGAGCGCCTGTCTTGAGGTCGAGGACGACGATGGTGCTGCGTTGCTTTGCTAAGGCAATGCAGTCTGCGGTGCCTCTGAGCCTGACGGCCTCGCTCTCGCAGTAGCTGACCTTCTCCTCGACCTTGACGTTTCCTTGGCCAGCGAACTTCTCGAGATCCTTAATCGCCTCGACATGGCTCGCGGCCATCTCGCAGTGCCACTTAGCGAACTTAACGCCTTCCATTGACTCGCCTTCGTAGTCTGACGGGTCTTCGTCGAACTGGTAGCAATGCTCCGCAAGCGCGTGGATCGCTGTACCCGCTTGCGCGGCGTCCCCTGATGGCGTTGGTGGGATGTCCTTCGAGAGCAGCGCGCTCGCAGGGCACGCGATCCAGCGCGAGGCTGCTGATGGCCTGAGTTCAAGCATTGCTGATCTCCCGGCTCCTGAAGGCGTCATCAATGAGTAGCTGATACGCGATGGAGCGCACCTCATCGCTGACGGCCCACCCCAGGTCTTCTCTGTCCTGAATGCGCTTAAGAAGTTCTGCTTTCTGCTGGTTGCTTTTTCGCTCTGCCTCGAGTTGGGTGCCGAGGAAGATGATGTGCTGGCGCATGATGCTGCGCTCGCTTTCTGTCAGTGGTGTTTCAGTAGTCATAGTCATTCTTTCTGTGAGGTCTTGGGCAATCTTCTGGTGGTATCACCACGGCCCACACCGCCCGGTGCCAGCGAGCGCCTGCGATGCTGACCCAGCGGTCAATGTATGAGTCTGGCATTGCTCGCAATATGCGCGAGAGATGTGCCTCATCGACTCGCGGCAGCAGTGCCATGATCTCCTGAACAGTCAGCCCATCAGGCGCTGCGCGAAGGAGTATTCGCACATCCTTGATGCGGTTTGCATTCACTTTGCCTTTAGCTGCCGGCATCGCTGCCTCTCTTTGATGGTTATGTCGGGGCTGATCTCAGCGATCTGGCACAGGTGATCTCTCGGTGCTCGCGGCATCTTTGCCGATAGCCACATCGCGCCGATCATGACTGAAGCGCTGATGATGACCATCGCAGCCAGGCCGGCGTAGTCTATGAGCTTCACCGCTTGCCCATCTCGCGGATTGCGTGTGCATTTGCTTGCAGAAGGCTTCTGTAGATCGGGTTCTCGCAAGCCATTGCATTTTCTTCAAGCAATGCAGCACACGCCTCCCTCTCTGCCTTAACTGCCGCTTCAAGCTCTGATCGGTAGCACATGGTGTCGTCGTCATTTGGAAGGCCACTTCCTCCTGCGTCAAAAGCTGCTCGGTCATTGCGGCCTCTCCTCTTCATCAAATGCCATGTCTGGCGGGTGCGGTATGTCGTCATGCACGATCACCCCATCGACTGCCTCGATGTACTTGCCACAGACCACGCAGTAGTAGCCGTCATCCATTGTTCTGCTCCTTGAGTTTGGCTTCAATGGCTCTGGCGTAACTTCGCCTTGCATCCCAAACCTTTGTTTCATATATCTTGTCGATCTCCTCATCCGTCAGCCCCTGCCATTGGCGCTGTTTACGCAAGGCTTTCAGGATGTGTGGCATTGCTGGGCTAGAGCTAAAGTCGCCTTCTTCTATCATGCGGTCAGCATCCTCATGCCAAATAAATTGACCGTCTTTTGTGACGCGCAAAACCTCATTGGCACCAAGAGGCGTCCCGACCCCATCACACTTGTAAATCTCAGACTCCGAAATAACCTTCTCGGTCAGCTTGTACTCAGTCGAATCCCACCAGATTTTTGTCAAGTGTGTTGTCATGCTTCCCCCTTAATGCCAATGTCTGCTTTCGTTGTTTGTCGGATTGCGGTGGCATCACCCCTCCACACAGCCCAAGCGTCACGCAAACGAAAACGCCACCAAACGTACTGCGGCAGTGCAGGCTCCCAATGACTACCATCGGGCGATGATTGGCATGGGTTTTCCATCAAGTCTTTTACTGTCATCATGCTTCCCCCTTAATGCCGTGAGCGGCTTCGATGGCTCGGGCAACTTCTGTAAAAGACAGCATCGCCGCACCAAGCGGAACACAAGCCCTTTCAATCTCCTCATCCGTCAGCGGCTCGCGCTGTGGTGGGGTGGTGTAGAGGTCGTAATAGCCATCAGGTAATGTTTCAATTCCTTTATCCCAATTCCAAAGTTCAGCGTGTTGTTCTCCGTTTTTATGCCAAATACGAATGTTCGCCACCGGCTCCTGCTCTGGCTGCGCCAGCCTCTCGCGCAGCGGTGCCGCCGCATCCGTTGCCACCTTGTGCGGGTACACGGTCACAATCGAACCGCCGTTGCGGGGCTTGCGAACCTGCACCCTCGTTGCTGGGTTTTCGCACCAGGCTAGCAGTTCAAGCGCATCCAGCGCCTGCTGCATCAGTTCGCGGTCAGTCACGGCTTGCCCCTCAAGTCATACAAAGGCACAGGCTTGTAGACATCATCAGGCCGGCGCGATCGGAAGAACTTCAGACCCAGCGCATTAGTTGCGATGTACGCGACAGGCTCGCGCTGCGGCTCCTGCTTCATCTTCTCCATCAGCGCGTGAGCAAAGCCCAGCACCTCGTAGTGCTGGCGCCAGAGCTTCATGATCTCGTCGTCAGTCATGGCTCAATGCCTCCTTCTGCTGCTTAACGATGTTGCTCGCGGTGCGCATACCGCAGAGCCATCCAGCAATGGCCCCCTGCTCTGCCGCGCGCTCAATGATCTGGCGCAAGTCAGCAGAGGTCAGGACTCCGAGCGCGCTTGAGCGCGGGGCCATCTCTCGATTTCCTCATAGATGTGGCCTCGCTCGTATGGTCCGAAAGCCTGTTCCAGTGTGCGCGGGTGGCGGCGGGTGGTGTTCATTCAAGGATCTCCTTGTTGGTTGCTGATGACTGAATCATAGATCTTTTGACGATCCTGTCAACTCCCCTACACTTCACTCAACTATTCCGGGCAGGATAATCAACCGTGAGGCGCGGGTTTTTGAGTTTCTCACGCCTCTAGCTGCGGTGTCTCCCCGCAGTTGCCATGCTTGGGGCGGGGTTGTACCTCGCCCCCTTTTTGCCTACCCATTTGACTGATAAGTCATGCTGGGCTTACAATTCTAGGCATGAAGACTCTCGCCCAGCAAGCACTTTCTGACATCAAAGCCAGAGCCGAGGCTGCCGGCTTCAGGATCAGCGACGTCTGCCGAGTCGCGGAGGTCGATCAGTCGCAGGTGAGCCGTTGGTCTAACGGCGTCACGGAGCCGCTTTACAGCGCCGTCAGGCGTCTGGAGCAGGCAGTCGATGCCTTGGTGGCTGCACGCCTTCAAAAGCTCTCAGAGTCCCAGGAAAAGGCCGAGCAGGCGTGAGAACCCTGGGCATCGACATCGGCCTCAATGGCGCTCTGGCGGTGGTCGATGGAGATCGACTGATCGACGTCCACGACATGCCGACCTTCAGCATGGAGCGCAACGGTAAGAACAAGCGCATGGTCAACGCCGCAGAACTCGCACGCCTTATTAAACAAGCAGCACCCGCCAGCGCGTACCTCGAGCGCCTCAACGCAATGCCAGGCCAAGGCGTCACCTCGATGTTCTCAATGGGGCAGTCGCTGGGCGTTGTCCTCGGCATCCTTGCGGCTCTGGACATCCCCACCACAACGATCCCACCGCGAACCTGGCAGAAGGCGCTTGATGTCCCGCAGGGCAAGGACGGCTCGCGCTATCGCGCCGCCCAGCTTTTCCCCGCGCACGCCGCCCAGTTCGCTCGGGTCAAGGACGATGGCCGCAGCGATGCTGTGCTCATCGCGGCTTACGGTGCCAGCAGATGATCGACACCTGGGACAGTCTTGATCCGTTTCCTCACCTAGTCATTGACGGATTCTTCGAGGACTCTCTGGCGCGTCAGCTTGCCGATGAGTTCCCGCCGTTCGGCTGCGACCTGTGGCATACATACGACAACGCCGTCGAGGTCAAGAAGACCCTGAACAACTACAACGCCTTCACGCCGGCCTTGTACAAGTTCTTCACTGACATCAACTCG